GGGCCGCTCGTTGGTGGCAGGCTGGTCGATCGGTGGGTACATGCGGACCTGGTGCGCGCGGCGACGGTCATCGAACTCCTGTGACTCGTACACAGGCACGAGACGCCCAGTGGTGCGGCTCTGACGGCGCAGATCGATGACCTCAATGCGGTACATGCCGACGTTGAGTTGCGCGCTCTGGCTCTTGTACTTGTCCTCCAGCATGGCGATCTGCTGGGACAACTGTCGGTAGCGCTGTGAGCGCGGGATTGACATGCCCTCAGGGCTGAAGATGTCGATGTCGGTGGAGGTGTCAGTCAGCAGGACCCAGAGCGCTTCGATGGCACCCAGGATCGCGATCAGGTGGGGCTCCACTGGCTCAAGCGCCGCGATCTCCAGTGAGTCGTCCCGCAGACCAGTTGTCTCGTTGTAAACCGGGAACACGAACCCCTGACGGCGCACGGTGTGCTTGTAGATCGCCGTCTCCACCAGGGACGCCATGGTGTCGTCGGTGAAGTAGCGGTACCGGGCTCCCGTGAAGGTGATGGTGAACCCGTGACTCACGGGGGAGAAGAGCGTCACAACCCCGTCGTCGTAATTCACGACGTAGTCCGTGCTCTCTGTCAGAGTGGTAGTAGTACCCCCCGCGATCACGTTTACGGTTACTTCCTTCAGGCGCGCGGTTTCGTGCAAGTCATAGGTGTACGTCTGACCATCACCTGGGATTGCAAACGCGAAAGAACGAGGCTGGTCTGATAGTTCCAACCTCGTTCTCGCGATTAGGTCATTGAAGGAAGCCATAATCCTTAGGGTACTTCAGGTTCTTCTTCAGGTTCTTCTTCCTCTGATACTACCGCAGTGATAAGTCGTCTAGGAGGAACCACGATGCCTCCTTGACTGAGTAGCCCACCAAGAAGTCTGATCTCTGCACTAGACGCAGCGTTCTCCAACCGAAGCCCGTTGACCTCAACCTGTAGTACCCGGATCCGTTCGAGGAATGTTTCGCGTTCCGCGACCCATTGGGCCTGTTCCTCATTATGCTGTTCGGACTGCTGCTTCATCGCAGCCTGCAAGGTGTTCACGAGTCCGATGTAAGAGTTGTCCTGTCTGACAGTACGGATAAAGATGTACGCGGCGGCACCAAGGGCACCCAGCCCCGGTACGAGGACTTCAGGCTGGGTGAGATCGGCTGCTTGGGCTAGGAAGATCGAACCGAAGGTCCACGTCATAGAGGCGCTGACAATCTTGTAGATGAAGAACCCGTCCATGGAACCTACTCACGCCGAACCCGCAACCGACTGGGACCATCCAACATGACGGCGGTTTGGAGAGCCAGCAAGTGCGTTAAGAGAACGATGGTTACGGGACTGCCGCCAGAGATCGCGGCTAGCGTGAAGAAGAATAGTAACCCAAAGGCAAGTGCTGATGACACAGCGCGCGTAATGGGATCCCCCGTGAACCACCCAACTAGGGTGAGGACCCCGCTGAACACAAACCCGATGCGGAGCATCCATGAAAGGACGTGGTAGGCGTCGTCTGCATTCCCTGGAGAGAAGCTCTCAGTTGTCTGAATAAGCCCGTACAGGATGTAGGCGATTCCGGACAGTGGGATGGCAACCCGCATGGGGACGGATGCGTGTCTCGTGAGCACGGTCACTTTTCCTGCCAGTTCTTAACGAATTCGATGTTGATGCCAGAGATGTAGAACCACACGGCCAACGCTTGCGCGACGTGGAAAGGCCACATGTGCCAAGAGGTAAGGACATCCATGGTGATGGCTTGTTCGGCTAGTGCGTGCACCGCCAACTCCACGTGGGTGTGTCCACATAGGAGGTAGAACGCAGTACCGCCCCAGCGGGTCCGCTTCAACTTGAGCAGCGGAGACTGGGGCAGTACTTCGAATGCGAGGTAGAGGTACCCCGCCACGATGATCAGATTGACGAGTGCGAACGCGCCTAGGAGTAGATCAGAGTGCACGGCCAAGGCAATGTTCACTGTTGCGTGTTACTTAATAACGCTTGGTTGAGGTGTTCACCGACGCTAGGCCGTTAGTACCCAGGGCGAGTACAGCAGCCAACAACCCAAGCCATAGGCCAGCAGTGCTCTCGTTGAAGACGCCGTAGGCGATCAAGAGTGGCTGGACAGCGGTCGCGATGCGGTAGATGTAGCCACGAGTGGCCTCATCAAGGTTTAGTGCCATGCGTATCCCAACATGTCGAGGTAGTTTGCGATCTCACGGGGCAGGCGGTAACGCTGTCCCTGCTTCAAGATAGGGAAGGTGGTCGGACCGTAGGTGAAGTTCTCCAGCGTGTGAGCCATGCGGATCACTGCTGTGCCATCGTCTACGACCTGCACACCACCCTGGAGGCGGTTGTTTCCTGCCTCTTGACGCGCCTGTGACAGACGGTTCTTCAGACGCTGTAGCGCGTTCTCGTCACCATTCTGCGCAGCCTCGAACAACTCCTCATCGGATACCGGCTTGCCCTGGCCGTCGTCCACGACGACAACCTGGTCCTCTGGTGCCTTGTACGGAGTCTTGGACCCCGATGCATCGATGATGTCGTTAGACGCTACTTCCTCTTGCTGGGAACGGACAGTGGAGAGACGAGCCTCTTCCTCCTTCTTCTCCTCCAACGCCTTCACGTTCTGCTCATTTACCTCAGCCGACTGACTCTTCTTCTGAGCCGTACGACGGGTGCGGTTAGTAGTTGCCATGGTGTCTCTAATTCCTTGTTCAGATGGTTACTGCTATGAGTCGGGGTGGCCCGGAGGATTCCCGGACCACCCCGAAGTGTCGTGCTACTAGATGGATTAGACGGTTTCGGCAACGACCAGACCATCACCAGCAACAGGCTGGGTGTTGTCAGGGTCGTTGATACCACCGCTGAGTTCGTAGGTGAAGGACTGGGTGGTCTGGCTGCTGTACGGCTTGGTCGCCAACTTGACGATGGCCTCGTCGGTGATCAGACCAAGACCCCAGATCGCGTACCACGCCAGAGCGTGCTCACGACCGAAGTCGATGATTCCACCGTCACGCAGTTCAACCGGAAGGCTGATCGCGTGTCCGAAGGCGTTGTCACCGATCAGCAGACCCTGGTAAGCCTCGTAGGCTTCCGCCGTGCGGTCACCCGCAGCGGCACCATTGAGGGCACCAGCAGAGTCGTAGAAGTCGGTATCGTCGTACGCAGGGTTGATCGCACGCTGTCCCTGGACACCACCGGCATTGTTGATACCGGGGTAGGTGTACTTCAGGTTCCCCTGGGCGTCAACCGGAATGGATGCGACCTGAGTGCTCTCAATGAACACCACGTCGTTGATCCGACCGATCTCACCCAACATGAAGTTTCCGGGTGCGGCGTACTTGGTTACCTCGATCCACTCAGGGTCGTCACGCAACTGACGGCTCTGGTAGGGGTGTACGAAGCAGACGTACGTCTCACCCAGACGCGGAACGTTCTTGGAAGCCAGCGTCTCGACGCCGTCCTTCACAAGGTGAGCGGAGAACAGACCGTTGTTGGCCTTGGCAGCAAGACCATCACCACCGTTGTACCCAAACATCGAAGCAGCGGTACCGGGCTCGTAAGGAGCGCGGGATCCACGAGTCCCAGCCAGGGTGTAACCGAACTTGACGCTCGACCCGGCGTACAGGGTGTCGCGGCAGGTCTGGTCTAGGTAGATCGCCATGTTGCGACCCAGCAGACGAGAGGCGGAAGCCATCACGTCATCGAAGGATGCGTTCAGAAGCATCTCCGACACCGCAATCGCGTACCCGTGCTCGAAGACCTCAATCTCGTACTGCTCAGCGGTGAGAGCGTGCGTCTCCATGCGCACACCTTCAGTCAACTGCTCAGCGTTGTTGAGGTTCTTGTAGCGCATGAACTTCACGGTGAGTCCGGGCTGGATACCCAACTCGGTCTTCTTTACCGCGAACTGCTCGAAACGCAGGATGGGCATCGCCTGGAACAGGATTTCCTTGGACCAGATCTGCTGGACAGATGGGGCTAATGCGACGTTTGAGTTCGCCGCATCTCCGGACACCTGTGCCAGTCGTCCAGTACCGACTAGAGCATTTGCCATTTGAATTGATCCTTATGGATTGAGGGAACAGACTGGGGCGATGCCCGGTGTGCTTCGTAGAGTACTCAGTAACGGAGATCTGTTGATCTTTTTCCGTTACCTAATACTAACCGAACAGTCCTCGGTGAGTGTTACTTGCTGCGGGGATTAGGAGGTGACGGTGCTTCGCGTACTCCGCAGGAGTCATCTTCGCGATGTCTTCAGCAGAGAAGGTTCGTGAAGCATTCTGCTCATCGATTGGACCAGTGGATGGTGCAGTTGCACGAACCCCAGGTGCATTCCGCAACTGATTCTGGTTGTCCTGTGCCTGCTGCTGCTGTGCAGCGGAGAATTCAGACACGATCTCGGCAGTCTTGTTCTTCGCTACCTCTAGGGACGCGTCGATCTCGTCGGGCGTGTTCCCGACGATGTAATCCATGAACTGGGGTGCGACCTCAGCCTGTGCCTCGGCCAACCGCTCCGCGCGGTACTGCTCCAGCGCCTGCAACTCCCGCTCCTTCTGGATGACGGCCTGCTGCTGCTGGTACTCGGTCTGGAGGTTGTTGAAACGCTCCTGCCACTCGGACTCCACCTTGGTGATGAGATCCTTGGCTTCCATGCTCTCGCGAGCCTTCGCCTCTTCCTCGGCAGCGGCCTGCTGTGCCGCAGCCTCTTCTGCTGACTGGACCTTCTCGCGCTCAGCGCGCTGCGCTTCAAGCATCTCAGTCAGAGATTGGACCTTCTCTTCAAGGGTGCTGACCTTCTCCAACTGCGGGTACAACTTGTCCCGTTCCTCGGAACGTGCGCGCTCAAGGTCGGCAGCAGAGAATCGC